TTAACCCTCGCATGTTTATCATTACCTTTTGAGGGAGTGTAATTTATAACAGGTATCCCCATTTTACGCAACTCATAAGTTAAGGGTAATCCGGATGCTTTTGCCTCCACGATCACCGATTCGGGTTTCCAATAATCATACTGTTCTTTAGCAAGTTTACGTAGTTCTGGAAACTCTAGCCGTTCTTTTAGTGCATCGAGTAAAATTAAATTTGGAGCGCTGTCTTGAGATTCTTGAAATACACCCCAGGTAGTAATAGCAGAGTAATCTGCAGTTTCTTTTTTAAGGAAAGCTGTATCATAAGATTGTATTACATGCTGTAGTTTTGGAATATAATCTCTGTCCCATTTTCGCCACCATTCTCTTTTGATTAATGATCCTTCTTCCGACGTTGGGTTTTGCATCCACTGCGCATTCCATTTACCAACGCTCAACGATGCTTTAACAGATTCTAATTCTTGTAGTTTCCAATACTCAGGCCAAACAGGTTTATTACTAGGTAGGATTGCTGGAAATTCTATAAGCTCCCACTGATCAGATTTTAAACCTTTTTGAGATTTAAGTAACATACCAGTTAGATCTTTCATATTCCATCTAGTCATTACAACGACTATTGCTCCACCAGGCTGCAGACGTTGTCTGGGTCCTGATGTATACCATTCATAAGCACGTTCCATACTTGCCATGTTTAATGCATCTTGCTCAGAGTGTGGATCATCGATGATAAGTAAATCCGCACCACGGCCCGTGATTGCAGATCCAACACCCGCTGCATAATATTCACCGCCCTGTTCAGTTTCCCATTTACCAGCAGCTTGACTGTCTTCTCTTAGTCTGGTTTTAAACACTTGTTTGTATTCAGCTGAGTCCATTAAATTTTTAGCTTTACGTCCAAAGCGGATCGCGAGTTCTGTTGTGTGAGTTGTTTGTATTATTTTTAAATTAGGTTTACGCCCTACCATCCAAGAGGGTAAGAGGTAAGACGCAAACTCTGACTTCGTATGCCTAGGTGGCATATTTATAATTAATCTTTTTATTTTACCATTTGCAATGTCATTGAATTTGTCTGCAATTTCTTTGTGGTGCTTACCTTCAATAAATTCTGGCCATACGTGTTTAACAAAAGTCATAAAGTCATCATTAACTTTAGATTTGGTTTTTTTTTCAGAAAGCTTTAATGCAAGCTTTAGAAATTGCTTTTTAACATCAGGCGGTAATCTGTTTAGCTTTTCTTCATTCATAAAAATTTTTGTAATATTTTTTTGTAATATTTTTTATACACCTTTTTATTCTCATTTTGATTTTATAGCATGTCTATGCCTAAATCCAACCTTATAGACTAAATAATTTTGCTAGCCCCACAAAAAGGGGGTGTAGGGGGTTTGTTTGTATGGTTGTATGCCAATAGCTAGGGACCCCTCGAGGTGGGGTGGGTGGGTCCGTTAGTGCGCAAGTTGGGGTGGGCCCGCCCGTGCACAGGAATATGGGTGAGCTATGCAGTTATTGCATGGGATAAAGTGGGATAGTGTATGCACAAAGTGCATACACTAATAGATTGTATTAGTCTAACAAAGTATAATACTGCTTAATAAAGTTCTTTTGAAACCATTCACGACCCTTGTTAAACAATGACCAATCCTCAGTTCGTTCTGCGCCAATGATAGTGTCATAGATAGCTACTGCAAATGCTGGTAGCTTACATGATTGAGTAAATTTTTCATCACTAAATCTATTGTGTACAGTTATTTCTTTAGTTGGTTCTGCACCCATGAAACATTGGTCAAATGGTTTAGGTATTGTGTATTGTTTGTTATTGTATGTTATGTTCATTCTCACTCCTATTGTTATTGTTATGGGAATTTATACCATTAATCCCTAACTGTGTCAACCCTTTGTATTGAACTACTTGTATAAGGATTGCCACTATAATCAGTATGGTCACTACTTACCTTGGCATATCCCCCACTCTCTCGCCTGTGTCTGATAAACTCGATCGGTCTGCCTTGTTCAAGATTATCCATATTAATATTCAACCACTCTGATTGACACGATTGACTACAAAAATACTTGGACCTTGTATCATTATAATAACCCCTATTATAATGATAGTCCATATTAGTACTTGCATATCTTCCACGAACCACACCTCTGGATTTTAAAAATCTATCTTGTGTAGTTTTAGTATGGCAATCTGGTCCTTGGCAAAAATGTTTGTTTGGCATTAGTTGACACCCCCTGTTATCCATATCTGACCTGTTGCACATCTATAATTATCAGCTGACAAATCATAGTAAGTCATATATCTTAACTTGCCTGTTATCTTATCTCTAACAACCTTACACTTACTATCCCACTTAGCTTTGCGAGTTATTTGTCTTGTAGTCTTGCCGTCTTTTAGTTTTTTTCTCTCTTCTCCATTGTGTGTAAATGGTCTGTAAGTAATTATAAACTTACTGCCAATGTTTAGTGTATCTTCTATTTTCATTCTCACTCCTTGTTAGTTTATATATGGGATTATATATTATATAATCCCATATGTCAAATGTTAATTTACACTTTCATATTGTTTCCTTAATGCAATCTTTTGCTCTCTTGATTGATGTTTGTTTTTCATACCCTTAATCATACTTGCTAGATTACTTGGATTATAAATTGTCAATCCTGTTGAGTTAGTTCTAATTAAATCTGCCTCATCAACTTGAATACCAAGTTCAGTTGCAAGTTCAATACCCTCACTCAAATAACGATATGCTTTTAATCCAATTTTTAATTGGTCGCATTGTTTAGTAATTGTATTAATCCATGTTTGATGTTTAGATACCACATTACCTTTTGCAATTCTCCAATCATTAAAAGTTTCATACTCATTTTTAGTACAAGCTATTGCTCTTGACCTACAATAAGAAGTTCCAATGACATCAAGATAATAATTAGAATTAAAATCTTTTGCTATACCGACATCATCACTTCTACTATAACTGCCACCTTGACTATTGCCGAGTGCTTTCATACACTCATCAACATATTTAGTTTTATGTGGGTTATCTTTATTCTCTGATTGTTGAGCATAGATATCTGGGTTGCAATCTTTTGCTTTTAACTCCTCACGATAATAAGCAACTGCAAACTTTTTACCCTCATCACTACCATACTCACTACCATTTAAATTACCAAACAAACCAAAATCAAAGTGTGATTTAGTTTCTGTTGGTTCTCCCTCATCATCAACACCCTCGTTGTGTGCAAAGTAAAAGCACTTATCTTTTGCAACAACATCACAAGGACTTCCATATTTTTTTTTAAAAGTTCTTAATGTTGCAACATCATCAACAGGGTATGACCTTTCAACAACTTGCTTTGCAAGTTTATGTGCTATGTCATAATGATAATCAACACTCTCTCTTGCTGACAAGAAATCTTCTCTCTCTTGAGTGTCCTCATTTTCAAATGTATGTTTTATTTTATTAAAGAGTTTGTTTCTTAACTCTGTATTCATTCTTATTTTACTCATTCTCTACTCCTTGTTTTTTGTTATACATATGGGAATTTGTATTACAATAGTCAATACTTGTCAAATCTTTTATTTATTTATTTTTTTCTTTTTAGGGTGGGCCCGCCCGAGAACAGGAATATGGTAGGTACTAACCACCATCCCCAGCCACCGTCCAAGTATAACGGATAATCCCACAACTGTCAAGAAGTTTATTTACATTTAATTAAAATAAATTTCTGTACATTTAGATTGTTATGGGATAGTCTAATAGTATATATAACCAATAAGGAGAAAACAAATATGATGTACTTAATAATAAAAGAAACACATTACGACAATATAGAAAACAGTTATGACATAGCTGATTTCCATACTGACACCACTATATCAACTGAAAAACTACAAGGATATATTTTAATTAATCAGGATAAAGATGTGACTTATTCTATTGTAAAATATGAAAGTCCTTTTGGTTTTAAAAAAGTTGATGAAGATGGAATACCTTTTTAAAGAATTCCCCTTTGCATGTTGCGGAATTAAAAACTCAAACATGCTGGATATATAGTCTGTATCGGCCTTGGGAGATAACCATTGGGCCGGTGCTGATTCCTGATCCATTAGGTTAGCTCACTTGTAATAAGTCGATCGGCGCCCTGATGGATCTGGGATCAGTAATGGAATTTTTGGGATATGAGTTTAATCTCTTCTGTTGTGGTAAATGTAAATGATCATCTGCGCAATGGACTAACCGAATGAGTACATTATTGATTTTTCTGGTCAACCTACCAATTTTTATTGTCGGGGTTGACCGGGTTATTTGCTGGACTCTATTAGTGCTTCGATGCATGCAATCGATTGTGTGAAGAGAGTCCTGCTAATGATAAACAACCGACCATATGGCGTGCCCCTGGCAGCCCTCTTTATAGGTGGAGTTTTGCCAGCTGTGCTAGATCCTTTGATCAAGGAGCGCAGCTGGTTATATGAAATAAAAGCAGCAAGCAAAAGAGAGCGAGCGAGCCAGCGAGCGAGCGGGTGGGCCCGCCCGGTCACAAGAATATCTAGTTGTCAAGAAAAAAAAACTATTGACTTATTTAATTATGGGATTATATAGTACTTAACAAAGGAGCGAGAAATGAAAATAAAAGAAGCAAAACAAATTACCGGTTCACTAACAAGAACCTCAAAAATGCCTGGCCTAAGTTACAGCTTGCCAGCGTGGGAATGTAAGACCGGCAGCAAGCTTAGAAAAATTAAAGGCTCGGTCTGTGCTAGCTGTTATGCCCTGAAGGGTAACTACACAAGATACAAAGCTATTAAAGCTGCGCAATACGTGCGACTCGAAGCGCTGAAGGACAAGCGCTGGATCGCTGCGATGGTGGCCCAAATCATCAGGCAAAAATATTTTAGATGGCACGACGCCGGAGATATACAGGACGCTGTGCACCTTCAAAAAATTTTTAGAGTGTGCGAGCTTACACCTGATACTCAGCACTGGATGCCAACACGGGAGGCGCAATTCTTAAAAGATATAGATCCAGAAACAGTTCCAAAAAATTTAATAATTAGAATGTCTTCTCACATGGTGGACCAGGGCCCAGTTAATTTTTGGCCGTGGACTTCTACCGTGACAAGTGGGCAGGACTCAACCTGCCCAGCTCCTAAACAAAACAATTCCTGCGGTGACTGCCGGAATTGCTGGGACCGATCAATTAACAACGTGTGTTATGGCAAGCACTAATGCACGTTTTTAAACATCCAAAATTTTATGAAGAGTTTAGGCGGCGCGCGAAGCGTCAACAAGCGAGCGAGCGAGCCAGCGAGCAAGGCAGCGAGCGAGCCAGCAAGCCGCGGGTCACGAGCAAGAAGCGTCGATCAACAAGCGATTGATGTGGGCCCAATCGTCCTGGGCCACAGGCGTGACTTCACGCTGGTCCTCAAGCAGACCGAGGATCGAGGAACTTCCATAAAGTTTTATGGACCGCGAGCCGGCGTCCTGGCCTTGTCCGACTAGTATGAAATTACGTTTTGTCATGGTTGAATGGAATAGGATTTGGTGTGGACTAAACCTTATTTTTTTGTCATGAATTAACTTCATCTCTACCATAAAAAATCCACAACTATCGTGATATCCCAACAGATCCGGTGTACCAAATGATGACCAAGACTCTAGTCTTGTCCACTTAATTTCGGGTGTGTTTTTCTTTAAAAGTTTCCAAAGGTCGGACTCTTTTTTCATCGTAATTAGCCTTGTAAATTTGTTTAATTACAGTGGTGTATGGGTTGAAATCTAAATCTCTCGAACACCCAGAAACCAATATAAACATTAATATTAGAATCATTCTCATCTGGTTGACTTGTACGCTACCTTACGTTATAAGTCAAGTTATGGGAGTACCAGCCAAATTAACAGAACGACAAATAAAGTTTGCAGAGTTATTAGTATATAATGAAGGCAGACTTTCACCAGCTGAATGTGCCAAAGAAGCAGGCTATAAAACCCGTCCCAGACAAGCTGCATCAGAACTGCGAAATCCAAAAGTATCTCCATTGGTAGTTAGATATATAGGAGAATTGAGAGCAGAGGTACAAGAAAAATATGGAATTACATTTGAAAGACATATTACAGAGTTAGCAAAAATTAGAGATGACGCCAGAGCAAAAGGTGCCTGGAGTGCTGCAACTAATGCAGAGGTAGCGCGGGGTAAGGCTGGAGGATTGTATGTAGATCAAAAGTTAATCATGACAGGTAGTATAGATAATCTATCAGAGCAAGAGCTAGAGGATAGAATGAAAGATATTTTAAAAGATCACAAAGACATTATAGAAGGTACAGCAGTAGACATAGTCCAAGAAGAATCTGACACACCAAAAAACTTAAAAAAATTAAATTAAATTTTCGGCTTTGAAACAGTAAGGATAGTTTTAAATCTTTTTGGCTGTTGAACAGGTGCATTAATTCCTTGTGGATCTGGTCCTTTAAGTGGTGGAATAAGATTCGTTTTGACATAAGGCATGTTCTTTGTAAGTGTGGGATTTTTTTTCATTAGTGTAGTTTTATCATCTTCTTGACACAAGAAGTAGGAAATACTGATCTCTCAGAAAAATGTATTGAGCCATCTTCTTCAACATCATAGCCAGCAAAGATCTTAACTGTTTCATTG